TCACATTGCACTTATAATCTGTGTTGCTTTTTCATCTTCTTCTTTATAAGTTTCTTCAAGTAAATGTGAATAAACTTCTGTGGTTACTGATATATTTTTATGTCCTAATCTTTTCGAAATGTAATATATAGAAATGCCTTTGGCTAATAAATATGAACAGTGAGTGTGACGTAGTGCATGCGAAGTAATTTCTTTGATACCTAGATTTTTACAATATACTTTTAAACGTTTATTAACTGCGTTGTTTGTTAGTTCACCAAATATAGTTCCGTCAATTGTTCTAGGTAATTGATCAATAGACTTAATGATATGGTTCATATCTTTTTGACTAATAGACACGTAACGTGGTGACGAATCTGTTTTATGCTCATCAATATATATTTCACTTTTAACCTGATTAATATATTCACGTTTTAGATTCAAAGCACCACTTATGCGACAACCAGTACAAATCATGATGAATAGTACGAGTGATGATGCGTTGTCTTTAGTCATCAAATGCTTTTTTAACACTTCATAATCTTTTAGGTTAATGTACTTACTATCTTCACTTTTATTTGGATTGCTAGCTCTATAACTCACTTTAAAAGTAGGGTTCTTTGCAATAAGCCCTTCGTATACCGCATCGTCTAATGATGTTCTTATATAGCCATTTAATTTTCTTATTGACTCCTTAGAATGATTTTTCGAAAACTCATTTATAAAGTCTTGATAGTGATATCTGGATAAGTCTTTTAGTTTCTTTTTGCCGATAGGATGATTGTTGATATGTTCAATTGCAGAAGAATAGGACTTATATGTTTTAGGTGTTACCGTTGATTTTTTAAACGTTTCGCACCAAGTTTTGAAATAGTCGTATAACGTTAAATTAGGTTCGTATTCAATACCTTGCTTTAACTCACTTAACTTATCTAACCCTGCAGAATTTGCCTCACGTTTCGTTCTGAAACCTTTCTTACGATACCGTTTGCCTTCATATTTAAATTCATATTGCCATTTTTTACCGTCATAACATCGTGTTTGCATGTTATCCCTCCTCAAAAAAGGTAAAAAATAATAAGGGTAGGCGGGCTACCCATAAAAATTATTGATATAACTTTGCATAAACTGACTACTTCTTTTCCAACCTACAACACTGTAAATATGATCAGTTCGTCCATATGTAATATATAAATAAGCCATTTCAGTTTTCATTCCATTGACATTCTTAATTGGGTAGACTGCTTTTGAAAAACCGTGTGAGGCAGTTAGAAAATATACATTTTCGGTTGTTAGCACCAAAATACCTTTTTCTTTCGTCTCTAAACGATATCCATGTCTTTTGTATTTTTTTACTCTTTTTGTAGAACTTGCTTTAACTGCATCAATCACTTCTTCGGTATCAGTTTTGATTTTATTATAAAACTGAGCTTCTCTAGTGTTAGATACATTCCCATCTATAAAATCAACACCGAAATAATTATATGAATTTTCTATCGCTCCTTGTTCTTGTTGTTCTTGAATTATAGCTTTCTGTTTTGCTTTTTCTTCTTTTCTTTTTTCACGCTCTACTTTAATGCTTTCTCTTTTAGGAGGTTCTTCATACTTAGCTACACCTGATTTAGAAATTTTAGCTTTTCTGTCAACAAGTTGATACTTCGAAATTACTACTAATGATAATACTAAACCGATAATACTAACACCTTTAGCATTTAAACCTAGTAAACATGAGGCAAAAATTACCCACATGATCCATTTGTTTTGTTTCATATTTCTCTCCTTTGTTTAATCTATATTTTTATATTCAAACACTCGTAATGGTTCGAACTGAATAACGTATTTACCATATCGAGTAGTTAAACCATGTTTCTGTTTATAATGTTTCAATATTTCTAATACGTGTTCTTCACTTAACTGAACATATTGAGCTAGTTCATACAAGCTACTTACACCGTAATGATGTGCTTCTACGATAATACGCAAGGGCAGTGCAGCCTCGTATCCATGACGCCTAGCGTAGTTTTCAAACTTACGGTTAATCCATTTAGACTGGTCTAAGATGTTACCGTATGTAAGTTTGTGATGTGCTAGTTCTTCGTATAGCACTTCGGCTTTGCGTGTTTCGGATAGGTTGCGTTTGATTAGAATTAAATCACCTAACCATAAACCGTGTAAGTCATTAGGCATAACATCTGTTTCTCTGACTTCTATATAGTCATGCTCTATTAACATTTTTTCATATAACCCCATAAAAACACCCTTTATTTACGTTTACTTCTTATAAAATCAGCATAATCTAAAACTCGTTGCCATTCGTCATCAGTTAATTCGCCTTCAAGGTGAGCTGCACGATGTTGTGGTTGTTCATCACTTTCATCTATCCAACCCATCAAAAATGCAGGGTTAACATTTAATGCCGTAGCTATGCTTTCGATAGTATCGTTTTTAAGATTTTTGATATTTCCACTTTCATAACGTTGTACAGTAGCTTCAGTTTTACCAATTTTTCTTCCTAGTTCAGCTAAAGTCATACCTTGTTTTTCTCTTGATTGTTTCATTCTTTTTGAAAAGCACATCGTAATACAACTCCTTTTACTTGATAACTATATTATAAGGAAAACTTTCGGCATTTGCAATATTTTTCTTAAAAACTTTCGTAAAATGCTTGACCTATTTTGTACAGCCATGATAAGATTACTTACGTAATACGAAAGGTGGTGAAACGAAATGCCTATCGACACTAAACTTTTAAAATCAAAAATGGCTTTAAAAGGACACAACATCAAAACTCTTTCTGAAGAAATAGGTGTTAATAGAGATACATTGTCCAATATGATACATGGAAGAACTAAACCTTCATATCCGGTAATAAATGGAATTTATTTCGCGTTAGATTTAACACCACAAGAAGGAAGAGATATTTTTTTTAACAAAGACTTACGTAAAAAGAAAGTTTTAACTTAAAGGAGGATAACAAATGCAAGTGGAAAAATTAGAAGAAATTTTAAAAATAATAGACGGTATGCCTAAATACGAATGGGACAGAATTGTACATGAAGTTAACAAGGCATACAGCCATAAGACCGCCAAGGTGGAACTTGACAGTCATAGCTGTGAAGTAATTAAAAAATCACTTAGTTAAAACTTGAATGAAACTAGGGTGAATTCGGTAATTCACGTTATCAATTTGAATGTTGATGTAATTGAAATTGAATAAGTTATTAATTTGTTCTTTATACCAAAGATTTGCATCAGTATATGCGTTATCAATTATAACGTTATCAGATTCGGATAGGTTTACCCATTCACCAAGTAAACAAGCGTAAATATTTTGCATAAAATCACCTCCTTATTAGGAGTATAGCAGAAAGGAGTATGCACGATTGAACGAATTACAACTTAGCAACGACCTAACAACTATTGAAACTGAAATTAAAAGTTATCAAAACATCGCTGGTCAATCTATTTTCGAGATTGGTCGAAGATTGAAACACGTTAAAGAAAACGACTTAGCACATGGTGAATTTGGTAAGTGGCTTGAAACAATTAACCTAAACAGATTCACAGCTAGCAAGATGATGAAAGTCTCTGAAAAATTGAATTCAAATGTGTATACGTATACACAATTAGGACTAAATGCATTAGAAATGATAGCAACTCTTCCCAAAGAAGAGCGCACCAAAGAACATACCACATCAAAAGGAGAAGTTAAAACTCCTGATGAAATGACAGTTCGAGAATTACGAGAGTTAAAGAAGAAACTCAAGCAACGTGACGAACAAAACGCTCAACTCCAAACACAAGTAGAACAAGCACAACGCTCAGAAGAGATTGCTAAGAAACAACTAGAAGATGCAGAAAGTAGAGAGCCAGAAGTGATTGAGAAGTATATGGAGCCTGAGGACTATCAAGAAACTAAAAATGCGCTCGCTCAATCAAGATACCAACAAAAATTGATTGAACAACGAAATGAAAAATTGGAAAAAGACATCAAAGATATGGAGCAACGCAGAGATGAAGTGAGTGAGAAGTCGCAGAAATATGATGAGTTGAATAAAGCTATTAACGACATGAATGCCAAATTAAATAATGGTCAACAAAAATTGAAAGCACAAAAAGAAATTTATGATTTGGTAAAAGGTAGCGAGAAAGTCATTCGAGAAGTAGCACCACTTTGTTATCTGGCTTTTTCAAAAGATATTATCGACAACGATTATGCAAGAAAACCTATTGAAAAAATCATTGATGATTTAACAGATATGTCAAACAGATTAAGAAAACAATTAAAAAAAGGAGATGTTATAGATGTCTAATCAAGTAATGGAATTAAGAAGAAGCCAAATGGAAAACATGGTAACACAGGCAAATTCAATTTTACAAATGTACGACGAAATTGTAGAAACAAAAAACGAAATTAGAGAAACAAAAGCAGATATTGCTCACACAAAAAATGAACTTTTATCTTTATACAAAGAAATTAAAAAGGAATTTGAAGATTTCAAAAACACGGTACCTTTAACTGGTCCACAAGCAGATAGATTATACGCAGTTTGTACAAGAAAAGGTCACCACCTCACTAAACAATATTTTGGAGAAGAAGTGTCTCAAGAGTTGTATTCTAAAAAGTTTGGTCATCTTGTGAAAGGTGTTTACACAGCTATTAGAAAGAAATTTGAAGTTAATAAATACAATCAAGTAAAACGTGTGGAATGTGAAGTTGCTATTGCGTTTACAGAAAGTTTGACTTTAAGTGATTTACCTAAAAATTATTTAAGACTTACAGATCATCAAATTGATGTTGCTGAAAGACATGGAGATTTTGAAGTCTTAAAAAGACTCGCTTAACCCACAATCAAACAAACAAATTAAAGGAGGCAAAACATGAACATTTTATATAAAACAACCCTCCTCATCACAATGGCATTTGTGACGTGGAAGGTCATGAATATTGAAAGTTATCTAAAACCTACGAAAATAAATCTGGAATTTCGTTAGAAATTCTTTCTAATGAATCCTTAGCTTTTTTGTAATTCTTAACGTATTCAGTTATTAAGTCAACATGAACATCGCCACCGTTTTGAATATCAGCTTTAGCATCAATATCAACAGCCAGTAGAGCTAAATCGTGAGCGCGTTGCTCAATAGATAAATTAGACATATTTATACACCTCCTTAGGTTAATAAATAAATTATACACGAAAGGAGTGTTAATAAATGAATCAAACTTTAACTGTATCTGTACCCATTCCCGACACACATGTACTTGTCTCTATAGATGAATATGAAGAACTATTAAGCTACTCACTAGATCCCGTTTGGGACTTAAAAGAATTGAAAAAGAAACTCAAAATGTCATCTGACGACACTATTAAAGATAGATTATTATTCAATCCAAAATTCGAAAAGTTACTTAAACAACAAGGTATCGCACATTATCCAGATGAAAGTTTAAATCGTTGGAGATTCAACGCAAGAAAGATGAATAAATTCATCGAAGAACATTTCGAAGAAATTCATGGAAAGGGGAGATAAACATGAAATCACACGATAAAGCATTCTTAATCTCAGGCATGATGTTCAATGCAATATTTTTTCTAGCAATGATGTTAAACATTTTCATCACTAACGCAGTAGCAATAGCAATGGTTACAGCAGTAATCACATACTTGTTTTTCGAATATGAATTTTTTCAAGTAAAGGAGAATTAAGAAAATGAAAAATGAATTTAGAATTTTGTTAGCTATTAGAAAATTGAAAATAAAAGATGTATACAAAGGTACCGGAATATCACGAACAACTTTACAAGGACTTTATTATGAAACAACGCCACATCCAAGCGCAACGACTATTCTAAAGATTTGCGACTTTTTAGAAGTAACTCCAAATGACTTTTTTGGCATAAAAAAGACTGATACCCACGCCAATGAGTAACAGTCAAACATTAAACAAAAATTATTCAACTCAATCATATAACGGGAGGCACATATATGCAAGAGGTAACGCTATCTTTAAAAGAATATAACAACTTGCTTAAAGACAGTAGAGATTTAATGTTAATCAGTTTGGAAAACAAACATCTAAAAAGACAACTTTCTACTGCTAATGAGCATATCGACGATTTAAACGACAATGTCAATTTATATATTAGCCTGTACCAAAGCGCAGACGCTAGGGCAGACAGAGCGAATAAACGATTGGAGGAGTATATCAATGTCAAACACATATAACTTAACTCAAGCCTACTTGGAAGTTTTAAACAAATTAGACGAAGGTTATTCGTTTGAAGATTTAAAAGATACATTGGATAGCATCGAAGAAGAATTAAATATAAAAGTTGATAACACAATCGGCTTAAAACGTTCACTAGATGCTGATGTTGAAACAATAGATAAAGAAATCAAACGTCTACAAGCAATAAAAAAACAAAAAACAAACATATCTGACCGTTTGAAAGGTTACCTACTCGATATGTTAGATCAACGCAAATTGGATAAGTACCGTACATCTACTAACTACATTTACAAACGTAGTAATGGACCAAGTAAAGAGGTCACAGATGAAAAATTAATACCTAAAGAATATTGGGTATCACAAGCACCAAAACTCAACACTAAAATGCTTACTGATGATTTGAAAAACGGTAAAGACGTTCCGGGTGCAAAGTTGAAACACACTGTTAGTTTGGTGGTGAAGTAGATGGCTGAATCAAATGTTGAACAATCTGACATACTACAAGAGTTAGGTATAGAAGAGATTAATGAAGGTACCCAAAACTATTATTCAATTATGGCATATGGTAAGTCCGGTACAGGTAAAACAACTCTAGCAACTAGAGAAAACAACGCATTTATTATCGATATCCACGAAGATGGAACTCAAGTAACAAGAGAAGGTTTTGTTAAGAAAGTTGATAATTATATAGCCTTTCGAAATACGATAGCGAGTATTGAAAAGATCGTAAATGCAGGTAGACAAAAAGGAAAGTTAATTGATGTTGTTGTAATTGAAACAGCACAAAAATTAAGAGATATAACACTTACGCATGTAATGACTACACACCAAGTCAAAAAAGCAAGAATACAGGATTATGGCGAAACTTCTAAATTAATCGTTAATTCAATTAGGTACTTATTAAAGGTTAAAGACAAACTCGGGGTTCACGTTGTATTAACAGGACATGAAGGGCTTAATTCAGAAGATAAAGATGAGAACGGCAACATTATAAATCCAAGAATATCAATCGAAGTACAAGCTGCAATACACAATAATTTAGTAACACAATTTGACATTATAGGTCATACGTTTATAGAAGATCACACCGATGAAGATGGTAATTCAACACATGATTATGTTTTTTCGGTTGAACCATCTAATTTATATACAACGAAAGTCAGACACAATCCAGAAATAACAATAAACAACCCAAACATTAAGAATGCTTCGATTTCAAAAATTGTAGATATGGCACAAAACGGAAATTAAAAATTAATTAAAAGGACGGTAATCAAATATGAACTTCAATTTAAACTTACAAAACGCTCAAAAATTAGGTAACTATATGCAACCAGGTCAATACAGTGTGAAAGTAAAAAACTTCGAAAGTAAAAATTCTAAAAACGGTCATCCTCAATTTGTTATTACATTCACTCACAAAGAAGAAGGAGACTTCACTCATTACGCTAACGCTGATATGGAAAATGAGTTTGCTAGAAATTGGATCTACACATTCTTAGATGACTTAGATGTCCAAAGTGATAACGGAATGTTCAATTTCACAGAAAGAGATATTATCGGTAAACCAATCAATATCGAATTAGAACGTAAATACAATGACTACACAGATAAATGGAATACTTCTTTAAAACGTGTTTGGAAATTTGACGGTACACCAGTATTTGAAAAATATGAAATTAAAGATAATCAAAAGAATAACAATAACGAACAACAAACAAGCAAACCTAATTTGAACAGTCCAAATAATCCATTCGCAAATGCTAATGGTCCAATTGATATTGATGATAAAGACCTTCCGTTCTAATCGGAGTGATTTAAGTGCAGCAAATTATCAAGTATCAACAAAATAGCAAAGGTTTATACGATGTTGTTATTACAAACGTTGAGATACCTGAACAAGCTATTGATTTATTGAATTTAGGCAAACCTATTGATGTTGATTGTTCAGTGATAGATCCAAATTCTATCACTGGCAAACAACGTAGGTTGATATTCGCTTTATGCAACGATATAGAAGCACATACAGGACAGCCTAGAGATTATATGAGGCAAATGTTTCAAGACTATGTGAAGTTCTTATATGGATATGAGCAACGAATTTCATTAGCTGATTGTACAAGAACAATTGCTAAACAAATTATAGATGTGATGTTCGAGTGGATATTCACTAATGGAATACCACTTAATTACAAAACAAGCGAAATGATGAAAGAAGATAAAAATTATCTCTATTGGGCAACTATTACAAGACATTGTGTGATATGTGGTCAACCTAATTCAGACCTAGCACATTTAGAAGCAGTAGGTAGAGGGATGAATAGAAATAAGATGAACCACTATGATAAACACGTTTTAGCATTATGTCGTAAACATCATACAACGCAGCACCAAATGGGGATAAAAAGTTTTAACGAGTATTACCAACTACAAAACAGTTGGATAAAAGTTGACGATAAATTAAATGCCATGCTGAAAGGGGAGAAAACGAATGATAGATAGATTTGATGTAGGAGAACGTATCAATGATCGTAGATCAAAATTAGGAATGACACAAAAAGAATTAGCTATATATACTGGCGTAACTAGATCGACAGTTCAAAAATGGGAATCTGGAGTGCATCTACCTAAAAAAGAAAGAATACCTAAAATAGCTGAACATCTTAAATATAGCAAAGAATATTTATTGTACGGAAGTGATGAAGCATGAGCGACAAAGTAAAAACTAGCATCACTGGTTACGGACTTGTATTTAAACGAGTAATGAAAGACAGAAATATCAGTATAGAGGCTAAAGCATTGTACAGTTACTTATCAGCCTATGCTGGTGCAGATGAAAGTGCATTTCCTAGTGTAGATCTAATCAAACATGAATTAGGTATCGGTAAACATAGATTTTTAAGAGCAAAAAATGAACTTATTGATAACGGTTATTTAACGGTTGATAGAAAACAGACTAAGAATATTTACGGAAGTAACTTATATACATTGTTTCATAGTCCTCGACAGGTTGATGGTCGACCCGTCGATGACCGACCTGCCTATGACCGACCGGTCGACAGTCAACCCACTACAAATAACAGTATTACAAATAACAGTATTACAAGTAACAGTAAGACAATTAATAATAGCGCAACTGACGTTACGCGTGAACGCTTTGAGGAATGGTGGAAACTTTACGATAAAAAGTTAGATAAGAAAAAGGCGTTCAGTTTATTCAAATCAGCACTTAAAAAACATGAATTTGAAACCATCATGAACGGTACTAGAGAATATCTAAAAACTATTACCGATAAACAATATCAAAAATATCCTAAAACATTTTTATCTCAAGAAAGTTATTTAAATGACTTTAGCGAAGAACCACAACCTAGTGGCATGGATCAACTTAACAGAATGAAGTATGACGAAAGTTATTGGAACTAGGAGTGATAAGCAATGCAATCATTAGGAAGTTTAGCAAAAAATATCAAGCCTAACCAAAACATTGTAGAAGAAGAACATAATCTTAAATGTGAAAGATGTGGCAACATCTACGACTATTACAAATTCAGTAACGGACAAGAGTTCAGACATGGTTGTGATTGCTCAATGATACAAGCTGGTAAAGAAGCTGAACAACAGAGAAAGCAAAAGTATCTCAACCGTATTTTTAATCAATCAAACGTTAATGCTTCTTTACGTGATGCAACAGTTAATAGTTACCAACCACAAAATAAATATCAAACACAAGCGAAGAATACAGCTATTGAGTACGTTAAAACATTCTCGATAGATAAGCCTAAGTCATTAATCTTACAAGGCTCATATGGTACTGGAAAAAGCCACCTAGCATATGCCATAGCAAAGGCAATTAAGCAACAAGGGCATTCGGTAGCGTTCATGCACATTCCGATGTTAATGGAACGCATTAAAGCAACATATAATCGTAATGCTACTGAAACAACAGATGAATTAGTTCAGTTACTAAGCAGCATAGATTTACTTGTACTTGATGATGTAGGTGTAGAAAACACCGAACACACATTAAATAAACTATTTTCAATCGTAGATAACAGAGTAGGTAAGAATAACATCTTTACTACTAACTTTAGTGACAAAGAATTAAATCAAAACATGAACTGGCAACGGATCAATTCACGTATGAAGCAAAATGCAAGAACGGTTCGAGTGCTGGGAGATGATTTCAGAGGACGTGACGCATGGTGACGGTAGACAATATTAAGCAAATACTTGAGTGTTCAGATATGTACGCTCAGAAATTAATTAGATGGGCAAACGGGGAAGAAAAAGCATTAGTCGACCTAATCAATCAGAAGCTGGAAGAACGTCGAAAAAGAGAGGCTGTGGTTGAATATGGGGCTTAGAGAAAATCAACCTAATGCTTATGACCTGTTTGAAAGTGACGGTTGGAAAATGTTGAGAGTGCTACCTAGAGATGACGGTACTTTCTATCTTGCTAATAAAGGCGGAATGAGTGATAAGCATTTTAAACCATTTGTGACTAAAGATGAGTTAGCAAAGATGAAACGTAAACATAAATTATTTAGAAAAGAAGAATTACAACAACAGACAACAATAGATGAATTCTTATTCTAGGAGTGACAACGTGCAGATAGAAATTAACTTTAACGAAACGTATGAGGCACCTATTGGCTCGCCTCGTCCACGTTTCAGAAATACAGGTAGATTTGTTCAAACATACATGCCAGCGTCATATACGGCGCATAAGAAGTTTATACAGAGCCAGTTACCTAAGAAGATGTTGAATACACAACTTAAGGTATCGCTTTACTTTTACTTTAAACCACCTAAGAGTTGGTCGAAAAATCAAAAGCTGATAGCGATAGGTCAGTACAAACGTACTAAGCCTGATATAGATAACTTAATCAAAACTGTGTTAGATGCAGCGAACGATCATCTATGGAAAGACGATAATCAAATCGTTGAAATACACAGTTTTAAGCAATATGCAGAGGAACCGAAAATTATTTTAGAAGTGGAGGAAGTGTAATGCAGGAAGAAACACTAAGACTTACATTCGATCTAACCGTCGAAGTAGAACAACCTATTTGGATAAACAAACAAGCAGACAGAGAAAACTATATCGAACATTACTCTAATAGATATAAAAATGACCCTGACAATTTACTCGATAATATCAAAAACATTACTGACGTTAGTGTCAGTTACGCAGATTGGAAGTGACACTATGCCGAAAGTGAATTTAGATGGTAAACGTTACAGATTATGTGATGTGTACAAATATTTTGATGTATCGGATAGCACAGTTCGTAAGAGATATAAAGAAGGTCTACGTGGACCAGAGTTAATATATGGCAAGGGAGTATATGAATATGGTGCAGACGTACGAAAGAAATGAAAAGCAATTAACAGCTAAGCAGTTGTATGAGATACAGCAAGCAGAAATTAGGCACGAAAGAGCGTTGAAACGTAAACGTAGAGAAGAACGTATTGCTAGGGCTAAACGTGCAGAACGTGAGGTTGCTAAGCATAGAGTGAACAGTAAGTGGTTTAGATACTTATCGGAGAATGACATATTTCCAAAGGTAAGGGGATAGGTGAATGGTAGAAAACGTTACAATCGAACAATTAGAAGTTGGAGATAATATTTGGTTTAGACGACCAAAAATTTTTTCAACAACAGGGATAGTCAGAGAATTACATTTTAACGGTGGTAAACCTTATGCAGTTGTAGAAGTAGGAAAGCACACTTTTAATATTAGCAATCATTATGAAATTGCAAAAGTGGAGGAATAGAGAATGATAATTAGTGAATTAATGAGAAATGATGTAATCAGGATATATACTCACGATAAACTTCGTAGTTTTTTAGCGATTGTTGATGAATCTGGTGCAACTAATCAAAAGTATGGAATTTACTTTTGGGCAAAAGTTGAAACAGAAGCAGGTAGAAAAATTGAGATAGATGATACTTGGGACTTTGTGAAAGTGAATGAGCCTTTCTCTCGTAAGATTAAATACTCAGGAGATACAGAAATGAAAATAGATGTAGTAGATAAAATTACAGGCTCAAAATTTACAACAGACGTAAAAGAACAAGAAGTTGATATTCCTAGTAACACTTCTATTTATAAAGAAGAAAAGGAAAATAATATACCCAATCATTATAAAGGTAGTGAAAATATAGATGTTATTGACTTCTTGTATCAACAATTACCATTTGAACAATTCAAAGGCTTTATGAAAGGTAACATGATTAAATATCCAGTTCGTGCAGGTCGAAAAGATGATGAGCTAGCAGATTTCAAAAAAGCTAGAGATTATGCAGATAGATTAATCGAAAAAATGGAGGCAAAACAATGATCTATTTAGGTGGCGACATGCTAAGTATAGGACAACAGATGCGTCGTGAGTGGGAGAAACAAGAGTTACAGCGATTAGGCTTTAAAGTGTACGCACCACATGACGATAAGGATATAAACGATAAAGCGAATGCTAACCAAGATAAACTAGCAGAACGTATTGTGTTTAATGACACATTAGGCATGGAAACAAGCGATGTCATGATATTCGACTACTTACCACATGCACAAGGGACAATTTGCGAAATGGGGTATGCACAGCACCTTAAAAGAGCAAGTGAGAAGGACATTAAGATTTATGTTCAATGTACTGACATTAGACAAGGCACAGGACATATTTCAGATGAACAAGATCGTGCAGAGTTCAGTATTAATCAATATGTGTATGGCGTAATTATGGATATCACTGACGGTAGAGGTATTCAAACGTTTGATGAGATATGTAAAGAGTTGGTGAACGCATGAAATTCATAGATATATGTAGTGGTATAGGTGGTTTTCGTTCCGCATTAGAGAAACACGGTCATGAATGCGTAGCGTTTGCAGAAATAGATAAGTTCGCTAAACAAAGTTATAGAGCGATATACGATACAGAGAGTGAGGAGGAATTAAATGACATCACAACAGTTACAGATGAACATTTTCGATTATACAGAGGACAAGTCGACATCATCACAGGCGGATTCCCTTGTCAGTCCTTTAGTATCGCAGGGAATCGCAGAGGGTTTGAAGATACAAGAGGGACAATCTTCTTTCATATTGCGAGGGCGATTAAAGAGATCCAACCATCTTATGTATTACTGGAAAACGTCAAAGGGTTACTCTCACACGACAAAGGGAGAACTTACGGAACAATCGTTCAAGCGTTGGATGAACTGGGGTATTTCATCGAATGGGGCTTGTTTAACAGCAAATATTGGGGAGTTCCACAAAATAGAGAACGAGTGTACATCTTAGTTACACGTAAAGACGTATGGAAAGAACCTAAGTTATTCAACTTAGTTAAACAACAAACAAGCGTCGACACACGACTGGTTGACATCTTAGAGAAAGACGTAGACGAAAGTTACTACTTATCCGAAGAAAAGACAAGAAAGTTAACGTTGAATGAAGATTTAAGCGGTAGATTAAACCACTACGATTACAGAGATGTTGATAGTGTTCATAGTGTGAATAGGGTAAGTCCTACACTTAACACAATGCAAGGTGGGGACAGACAACCTAAAGTGGCTATACCCGTTCTAACACCAAATCGATTGAACAAAAGACAAAACGGTAGACGTTTTAAAGAAAACGGAGAGCCTATGTTTACTTTAACCAGTCAAGATAGGCACGGTATAGCAATTAAAGAAGCAACTAAAAAAGGATATGCAGAAGCTATGGAAGGCGATAGCGTTAATACTTCGTTTCCTAATAGCAAAACTAGACGTGGACGTGTAGGTAAACAAGTAGCACAGACGTTACAAGCGAGAGAAGTTAATCAAGGTGTGGTTGTTGATAAAGGACATAATTTCTATGCAAAAGATAATATACTATATGATGAAAGACAATATGTTAATTTACCAGATCAATTTGAACCGGATTATATTTATGTCGAACCAGTTATAAAAGTAATTGATAAAGAACATATCATTTTAATCAATAGTGATGACGAGCAATACGAAATTCTAAAAATTAAAAATGACTATTATTTATCTTTGGGAGTGTCACATAATTTAAAAGATGTAATTCAATATGTGCCTAAAGAACAGTACGGACGTTTAGGTAAACAAGCTAGTGAAACGATGAACGAGAACATTGATTTAATCGAAGAAGGTATGACGATTAATTCCTATAATAAAACTTTAAATTCAACTGGCGTTAGTCCAACTGTTACTACTAGACCAGAAGGTTTTAAAACAGCTATTTTACCAGTCACGAATAATTTACGTATTCGAAAACTTACACCTTTAGAATGTTGGAGGTTACAGGGCTTTTCAGATGAACAGTTTTACAAAGCTAAAAATAGTGGTGTAAGTAATAGTCAATTATATAAACAAGCAGGTAATGCAGTAACTGTTAATGTCGTAGATGCGATTGTAGGTGAGTTGGAATGATACTTAGCGATACAATCAACCAACGCTATCGCTACAACACACAAGGCAAGACACCTACACAGATACAACAGGAATTACGCAAGCTAGGTGTCAACGGCTTTGTGGTTAAGGTGGCAGGAAGTAGAGTGACGATGTTGGTAAGTGAGAACGATATTAAAAGGAACAGGGAGTGTGTAAGGAATGGCAACAGATAAACAAGTTGAGTATGTTGAAAGTTTACAAAATCAAACTTCACTTACTGATTACAGTCGCAAAGAAATAAAAGCAATGACGCATAAAGAAGTGAGCGATTTAATAAGCGAATTACAAGATGACATAGCATATGACGAAGTGATGAGTACAGGACTACCAAATCAATAAGAACAGGGAGTGTTTTAGATGATAAAAATATACAAAAACGACAATGACGAATTAGAATGCCATGTTAAATATGATGGTTATGATTTTAAATTTCAATGTATTAGAGATGGTTTTTCTAGTGCGGTTTTTGAAGGTAGTAATACAGAAGAATATAGATTGTTTGAAAGTAATATCGATATTGATGACGAAATTTTAAGTGGCATACAAAATATTATGTTTCAAATAACTAGAGTGTTTAACTGGCAAGACGGTTGGGAGGGCGATTAAATGTATACCAGAGATAGAGAAACAATATCAACGATGTTAACAAATCATATTGCAAGTGAACGTGACAGTTTCCGTAAACAACGAGATGAACTCATCAATGATATGGCAGAAGTGAAAAGGAAGGCAGAGGCGTTTGATGAGATTTTAAATGTTGACTATATAGTAGCGCCTGATGATTATGCACATGAAATCACAAAAATTGTAGATAAATACAGGGAGGAACAATAAATGTCAATTTTACCAATTAAATTATTATCAGAAAATGCAATCTTGCCAACAAGAGCAAATCCGACAGATAGTGGATTAGATTTATATGTAGCAGAAGATACAACTATTCCAGCACATAGTACAGTCGTAGTACCTACACACATTGCTATTGATTTAGCGTATGGATATGAGGCGCAAGTGAGACCACGTTCAGGTAATTCACTTAAAACTAAGTTACGTGTAGCGCTTGGAACAATTGATCACACGTATAACAAAGAAATTGGAATTATTACAGACAATATCGGTGATGAGGCAATCGTAGTTAAAGCAGGTACACGTTTAGCACAATTAGTCATTGCGCCAGTAATGTTACCAGAGCCAACGGAGGTGCAAGAGTTTGATGAAGTGTCGGAAAGAGGAGCGTATGGAAGCACAGGAGAGTAAGGATATATTAGAAAAAGTAAAAGAGGTGCTGGGGAAGTGAAAACGACAGATTTTATTGAATTAGTTAAACGTTTAGGATACAAAGTCAACTTGTCATACAAAAATGTAAATCATAAAAAGACTAAACTTTTAATCTATACAGAAAATGAGAGGCATCCAAGTGCATGGGTTTTTGTACATGAACAGTATTCTTTTAGAAGTTTAGGAATTAATAGTGAATTGTTCACATTGTTAGTGATGTATGCAAGCACTTCTATTAGTGAACGAGGTGGTAACTTATGCAATACCTAATACGTCAATTCAAAGACAGCACAGGTCACATTCACACTGATATTGAGAAAGCACGCACAAACGAAACTCTCTCTATTGTGGAGGCGGAGAGTAAGGAGCAAGCGTTGAAAGTATATAAAGCGCAACGTCAGAAAGAGGCTTTGATGTCCGTCATTAAAGGTTACAAAAAACTTAAGGAGCGATTGTTTAATGATTAAACGCATACTAAAAATATGGTTCATCATCGGAATGTATGAACTAAGCAAATATCTAACTAACGAACTTATCGTAAAGTTGCAGAGTGAAGATGATGTGGAAGTGCCTAGTGATTATGCTAGGGAGAGTGATCAGACAGATTTGAATGGTGTAAAACGATGACTTATTGGATAGTATTGGTACCTATTATATATCTAGTGTGGATATGTATGAAGAGTAAGGGGGAACGTAAGTGAATAAAAGATACGTGATAAAAATAAATGACGTTTGTTACCTTCGTAAATTTCAGTCAATGCCAGCACTCACAAAAGATGTATTTCGTGCCAGTAATTTTGAATTAGAAAGTTTAGCTAAAGAAACTGCTGAAAAGTACGGCGGAAAAGTAATGGAATTAACACCCAAATTGGAGGCATTAGATTAATGTATTCTAAAGAAGCAATACTAAACATGATTGATAACTACCAAATGACGTGTAAATATCTAGTTACTGTTATACCAGAATGTGATAGTAATTCGATTGCACAATATGGTATACAAGCGACATTACCTAAACCACAGGGGCAAAACGGTAGTAAGGTAGAGAACGCTGTTATACGTCGTGAGAGAATGAGTAAGCGTCATGCTCAAATGTTAGCAGAGGTAGAGTTTATTAATCAATCGCAGCAAAAATTAGGTCATGTCGATTTCATATTCTTAAGCCACTTAAAAAAAGGCAGACGCAGAGATGAAATAATAAAAGATATGCCAAACTCTCGATTAAATAGAACTAACTTTTTAGCACGTAAGGATGACTTAGCAGAAAAAATATATTTGTTACAGTGACAAAAATGACATAAATGACAAAAATGACGAAAATGACAGTATTTTATAAAGTCGATAATTATTTATATAATTAACGTGTGGCTACGGAAATAGTCATAACATACTCCTTTCTATTTAGTTACGTGAGAAAGTCTTCCTAAGCTTTTCAAATATTGAGGCCTATCTGAGAGAACACTCAGGTAGGTTTTTTGTATGCTGATATGACATAAAAAAACATGTGATATGAGTGTATAAACGCTTTAATATTCTTTAATTTGGAGGTGATTTGAGAAGTGAACTCAAAACAATTGAAAGCAATCGCATTAATGGTGGAGGGCAACTTAAATCAAAAACAAATTGCCGAAAAGTTAAATGTGTCCGTTCAATCCATAATAGCATGGAAAAAGAAACCGGAATTTCAAGAGGAATTACTTAATGCTGAGCGTAATCTACTAAAAGGACTGACTGGTAAGGCGATTAAGACGATGGAAGATTTATTAACTGCAAAAAGCGAGTTAGTTAGATACAACGCAGCAAGTGACATCTTAGACAGAACAGGACATAAGCCTACTGACAAAGTTGAGGCAGAAGTTATCACACCAACCTTTATAAACGATGTGCCAGCCAATGACTGATAAAACGTTAAGCATTACAGAAACAATCGGTGGTGGTTATAACAAATTCTGGCACAACAAAAACTTTTATAGAGTTGTAAAGGGTAGTCGTGGTAGTAAGAAGTCAAAAACAACTGCATTAAACTTTATATACAGATTAATGGAATATGAGTGGGCTAATTTACTTGTAGTCAGACGTTTTAGTAATACAAATAAACAATCAACATATACAGACTTGAAGTGGGCTACAAATCAATTAGGTGTAGCTCACTTATTTAAGTTTAACGATAGTTTGCCAGAGATTACTTATAAGCCTACTGGCCAGAAGATATTATTCAGAGGATTGGATGATCCTTTGAAGATTACATCAATCACGGTTGATACTGGGATATTATGTTTTGCATGGTTTGAAGAAGCCTATCAGATTGAAACATTCGATAAATTTAGTACAGTCGTTGAATCTATTCGTGGTAGTGTCGATAGTCCAGACTTCTTCAAACAAATTACAGTTACATTCAACCCTTGGAGTGAACGTCATTGGCTTAAACCTACATTCTTTGATGAAGATACTAAGCTAAACAATACATTTTCATACACAACAACTTATCGAGTAAATGAATGGCTTGATGAGGTCGATATTGCACGTTATGAGGACTTGTATCGTACAAATCCTAGACGTGCAAGAATTGTATGTGATGGAGAATGGGGAGTAGCTGAAGGGCTTGTATTTGATAATTTCGAAGTGAAAGAGTTTGACTGGTTGAAAGTGTTCAAACGAACACAAGAAAAAGCTCACGGAAGCGATTTCGGGTTTACTCACGATCCAACTACATTGATTAGTACCGTTGTAGACATGAAGAATAAAGAATTATGGATATATGACGAACACTATGAAAAAGGAATGCTTACCGATGAGATATATCAAATGTATGTAGATAAAGGATATAAAGATGCGCTTATTGTTGCAGATAGTGCTGAGAAACGTTTGATTGCAGAAATTAAGCGTAAAGGTATTCCTAACATTAAACCGTCAATTAAAGGTCAAGGTTCAATCATGCAAGGTGTTCAGTTCATACAAGGTTTTAAGATATATGTGCATCCAACTTGTGTAAATACGATTGAAGAACTGAATACTTACACATTCGAACAAGATAAAGAAGGGAATTGGCTCAACAAACCAATTGACGCTAATAACCACTTGCTCGATGCACTTAGATATAGCCTAGAACGTTTCCATTTGCCTCATAAACAGACAAAAACAAACGTTAGGAAGAATATTAGCACAATCAAATCAATGGGCTTATAAGGAGGGATAACGCTTGTTAAAAGTAAATGAATTCGAAAGAGATGCAGAGTACCGACAACATCGAGATAAGGTATATAGACGTGATGCAGTAGAAACATATCGTTACGACGGTAACTTAAACGATTTGCTAGATGATTACGATTTTATAAGTGAATGTATTGAGCATCATTTAGAGGCACAAGTACCTAGATTACAAATGCTTGACGATTACTATCAAGGACTTAACTACAATATCATGCGTAATCGTAGACGTAGAGAAAGACACTTAGCAGATAATCGTGCAGCACATGACTTCGCATCATACATTGCAGATTTTATTAACGGTTACTGTTTCGGCCATGCGATACAAGTACAATCAGAAGATGAAAGTACACAAGAGAAGATTAACGGACTACATAATCTAAACGACATCGACACGCATAACCGTTCAATTGGATTAGACTTATCTATCTTTGGTCGTGCTTATGAGTATGTTATTCGTAACCAAGATGATGAGGTTAGATTATACAAATCTGATCCACGCAACACATTTGTGATTTATGACAACACGATTGAACAGAATAGTTTGATTGCAGTGAGGTACTGGCAAACATCAACAAGAGAATATGATGACACAGATATTTACAATGTAGACATCATTACACCTAATGCAACTAATTTCTTTTATGCTAATAAGTCTACTAACCTATCGCTGCAAGAACGCAGACCACCAGAGCCTCATTCATTTGGTAAGGTAACAATCACAGAGTTTAGCAATAATGAAAAGCGTCGTGGAGACTTTGAGAAAGTTATTCCACTTATCGACTTATATGACAATGCACAATCAGACACAGCTAACTACATGAGTGATTTAAATGATGCAATGTTACTTATTCTCGGCAATGTCGAACTCGATAGTAATACAGCACAGTTACAAAAAGACGCAAATGTATTCCATCTAGTACCAGAAGTGTATAACGATATGGAAGATAAAAAAACTGAGGGTAATGTAGATGCTAGATATATCTATAAGGAATATGATGTAAATGGTGTTGAGTCTTATAAAGATAGAATTAGTCGTAACATTCATATGTTCACTAATACGCCAGATATGACTGATGAAAACTTTGGTGGTAATCAGTCAGGCGAAGCTATGAAATATAAGTTATTCGGACTAGAGCAACGTACTGCAATCAAAGAAGGCTTATTCCGAAAAGGCTTGCGTAGACGTTATAAGTTAATCGGTCAAATTATGAGCATCAATCGTGAGTTAGATAAAGATGCTATTCAAGATTTAACATTTACATTTACTCGTAATATTCCTAAATCAATAAAAGATGAGATGGATATGTACTTACAAGCTGGTGGACAAGTCAGTCAACAAACGTTGATGTCAATTGTGTCGTTCATTGATAACCCACAACAAGAAATGGAACGTATTGAGAATGAAGAAGATATCCAACTTCAAAAGTCAGATGAACGTATGTACAGACAGGGTATAGACAACCAAACTGATATTAAGGAGTGATAGTCTATGTCCTACTGGGAAGATAGAGCAAAGGAAATCATTGATGAAGAAAGTAAATCAGATTATGAGATTGCTCAAGAGATACAACGTATTGTCGATGAGATGAATGAAGATATTGAAGATGAGATCAATCGTTTCTATGCAAGATATGCAATTAATGAAGGTATTTCATTTATTGAGGCTAAGAAGAAGATTGATGCAGTCGATGTTCAAATGTTCCAACAGAAAGCGAAACAGTATGTTGAGAATAAAGATTTTAGTGATAAAGCTAATGCAGAATTAAGAGCCTACAACACTAAGATGTATGTAAGTAGAGAAAAGTTACTACAAGCACAGTTAGGACTTATTGTCACATATGCTTATGCACAGATAGAACAATCTATGTATGACTACATGGAAAGTGCTTATTATCGTGCATTAGAGCAACAAGCAGGTATCTTAGGACAAACGCTTCAAGTATCTATTAATGATGTTAAAACAATCATATTTACACCATTTAAAGGGCATAAATGGAGTACAAGACTTTGGTCAGATATGGACGTGGTAAGACGACACGTACAAAAGACCACACGTCATGTATTATTACGTGGCAGACATCCTTATGAGTTTGTGAAAGACTTACGCAAAGATACAGGGGCGACAAGTTACAATGCTAGAATGTTATTATTAACTGAAACTGCAAGAGTTCAAACATTAGCATCTAAACGACATATGCTAGACCAACATGGAGAAGATGCAGAGTATGAGTTTGTAGCAAAAATGGACGAAAGAACATCTAAAACATGCAGAAGTATGAACGGGAAAGTTTTCAAAGTCAAAGATATGATACCGGGAGTAAACGCTCCACCTATGCATGTATGGTGTCGTAGTATTGTTGTTCCAAAAGTTAGAAATTGGCGTGATAAATTCTTTGAAGAACGTAAAGGTAAATATAACCTAAGTAAATATACGGAGTGATGATATGACTAAACAAGAGAAATATTTGAAAGAAATCGCTACTGAATTAAAGTTGATTCGTGAATTGTTAGAGGAATCAGATGAAATGAGAACTTTAGAAATCAAAACTGAGATAGGCTCTAAGGCTTTAAAAGAAATTGTCAATGGTGAAAATGTTAAAGCGAACCATGTATTTAAACTCTAGGAGTGATGAGATGGACTATTCAAAAAGACTAGATGATGTTATGGATGAATACTTACAAGTGTTTGCAAAAGATCCAAATGATATTTTAACTGATGATATGACAGATTACGACAAGATTAAAAAGTTAGAACAAGCCATACAATCAGGTGCTTCTGATGAATGAATTTCAAAAAGCACTTATTGATGTGTTAAAAGGTATTCATTATGAATTAAAGCGTCTGAACGATACAAACCCTAGTAACCAAGCACAAGCGAAACCTAAGCAAGATAAGAAAAAATCATTTGAACCAAAAAACTTTATTTGAGGTGGTACTCATGAGAAGTCGTAACGTGAAAATGGTGGTCTATCTATCTCGTTGGTAACATACGTTAGTTACTTGACCTAAGTAAGTCATTAAACTGCTCATAAACTATAACTAATTATAAGGGTTAAGTAACTTGTTTCCCTATCTAAATAATAATAGCGCACTAATCGGGCTTAATTGACTGATTGGGGCGCTTTTTTTATGCGATAAATTCGAGTGCTTAACGTTTATGAGGAGGACAAAAAATGATTAAAGATGACTTATACAAATTAAATTTACAGTTTTTTGCAGAAAACGAAGGCGATTCTGAAAACACTAACGAAGATGATAATAAAGAGTCAGAAAACGATAACGATAGTAAGCAAGAAACTTATACAAAGAATGAAGTAGACTCAGCTATCAGTAAAGCAGTAGACAGCGCATTGAAGAAACGTGAGCGTAAGCACCAGCAAGAATTAGAAAACGCTCGTGAAGAAGCTAGAAAAAAGGCTGAAAGCTACGCAAAACTAACTGAAAAAGAAAAGCGCGATAAAGAAATTGAAGAACGCGAGCAAGCGTTAGCTGAAAAAGAAAAAGAGTTTAAACTACGTGAACTTAAATCTGACGTTGAGAGTGACCTTAAAGATAAAGGTTTACCTACTTCATTCGCAACGTCACTTATTCATTTAGAAAATGTAGAAAAAATTAATGAAGCTGTAAAAGAAATTAAATCAGATTTTGACAATGCAGTACAAGAGCAAGTCAAAGAAGTTACTCGTCAATCTACACCAAATAATCAAAGTAGTAGTTTTGGCGGTCGTCAAACAAACGGAAAGTCGATTCAAGAACTTGCTAATGAAAATAGAATTATAAAATAACGGAGGTATCAACCTATGGCAGATGTAAAACCACAAGTATTCAACCCAGATCATGTAATGATGCATGAACATAAGGAAGGCGAATTATTAAACGATTTTAATCAACCTATCCTTTTAGACATTTTACAAAATTCAAAGATTATGCAATTAGGTAAATATGAAGATATGGGCGGTAAATCTGAAAAAGAATTTACTTATTGGGCGGACAAACCAGGCGCTTACTGGGTAGGCGAAGGTCAAAAAATCAGAACTACTAAACCTAGCCTAGTAAGTGCTAAGATGCGTTCTCATAAATTAGGTGTAATTGTCGTAGCATCTCGTGAGTTCTTAAATTACACTTACTCACAATTCTTCGAGGCAATGAAACCACAAATTGCTGAGCAATTCTATAAGAAATTTGATGAAGCTGGCTTATTAAACGTTGATAACCCATTTGCTCAATCAGTAGAACAATCAGTAAAAACTTCAGGTAATACTGTAAATGGAGAAATCAACTTAGATAACGTATTAAAATTAGAGGATAAATTATTAGAACATGATGTAGAAGCTAATGCTTTCTTATCTAAAACACAAAACCGTACAGCTTTACGTGGTGTGCGTGACGAAAACACTAACGAAAGTTACTATGATCGTTCTTCTAATACATTAGACGGACTTCCAGTAGTTGATTTAAAATCTGATGAAATTAAAAAAGGCGACTTATACGCTGGGGACTTTAATAAAATGTTCTACGGTATTCCTTACAATATGTCTTATAAAATTTCAGAAGATGGTCAGTTGTCTACTGTACAAAATAAAGATGGTAGTCCAGTAAACTTATTTGAACAAGAATTAATTGCTTTGCGTGTAACTATGGACGTTGCATTCCACATTGCAGATGATAATGCGTTTGCTAAATTAACAGCTAGTTCTGGTTCAACTGGTGGAAACACTGAAACTGTCTAATTAATCTAAGGAGGTCTGACACATGGCTTATTCATACGAAGTAGTACGACCATTTGTAGATGCAGAAGATAACAAACCATATGAAGTTGGCGATGTTTACACTACTGACATTACAGATGAGCGTATTACTCAATTACTACATGCCGATAACAAATACAATCAACAATATATTAAGTTAGTTGTTGATAGTAAGAATACAAAAGCAGAATTAATTGAAATTGCAGATAAACATGGTATTGAAGTATCTGAAAAAGATACAAAAGCAGACATCTTAGACACATTGGAGGGATAATATGGCGACATTAGAGAATGTTAAGCTATTACTCTCTATTAACGATAATGTACAAGATGAGTTGTTAAAAAGAATAATAGATAACACTGAAAAGCGTTTGATTAGTTTACTTCCTATCGGTATTGATGAAGTTCCAGATAGATTGGAATACATCGTAGAGGAAGTAGCAGTCAAGCGCTTTAATCGTGTTGGCGCAGAAGGTATGACGCAGGAAAGTGTAGATGGGCGTTCTAATACGTTTCAAGCAAACGACTTTGACGAATATATGGACGTAATAGATCAATATACGCCACGAAACTCAGATAAACGTGGGGCAGGTATTTTCTATTGAGATATAACAAAAGAGTCGTGTTTGCTAAAGAAACGAAAGGACAGTACAACCCTCAAACAAGCAGAACTGAAACATACGAAAAGCGCTACGATGCAATACCATGTAATATCAGTCCGCTAAGTCCTAGTAAGACGGTTGTGCAATATGGAGACATCAACAAGGATATCAATGTTATACGTTTAAACGGTCATTTTGAGCCTACTGTGACGCATGCTTATGTCAAAGATATTAAGTATCAAATAACTAAACGAATTAACTATGAACACGATACAGTGTTCTATATCGAGGAGGTTAAGTAATGCGTTTCGGCGGTGGCGATTTAGACGACTTAATCAGAGATTTTGACCGAATGAACAATACTATTGATGACAATGTAGATGAAGTGTTGCACGAGAATGCGGTGAAATTTAGTACAGACACAGTTAAAACTGCTAAAGAAGTAATGAACAAAGGTTATTGGACTGGTAACTTAGCTAGAATGGTTGAAGATGCTAAAGAAGGACATCTAAAGTATGGTATTACTTCTAAAGCAGGTTATAGCGGTTTTGTTGAATTCGGCACCAGATACATGGAACCAGAAACGTTCATGTTCCCAGTCTACCAAGAGTTCACTAAAAAAGTCAGAGCAGACCTCGAAAGATTAATTAACGGTTAGGAGGTATGCGATGAAACAATCAGTGAACCTACAACTATTAAATTATTTGTACACAAAGTTCAGTGAATTGGACGTACCTATCATTCGCACCAGTGAGCTTAATCAAGCATTACCTTATCCCTTCATCGCTATTCAATCTATTAGAGATGATATACACCGTTTAACTTTTGACAGTTACAGTGGTACGCCCACTGCTACTATTCACATCTGGTGCTTAGATGACGATAAAGGTAAGAATGATGAGTTATATATTCAAGTTCAATCTATCTTGCTAGATGAGATAGAACTTGACGGATATACATTGACACTACCTCAAATCAGTGTGAATGAAAGTACAGAACAAGACACTAACCAAGTGTTATCACATACAACTATAAACGTAGAGTACGCAAGTCATTAAATTGGCTTGCGTTTTTTAATACAAAAATTTAGGAGGTATTCAACCTATGCCAACAAAACAAGGTACTGATGAATTAGTTTTAATTCGTAAAGTAGGCGATAGAAAAGACGCTAACAAAGTAATGTTAGTTACTGAATTAGAACGTGAAACTGAAAAAGACAGAGATACAGAAGCTACATTTGATGGCTCAGTTAACTCTGGTGGTACATTAGAGTCTACTGTAACAATCAATTGCTATATGGACCAAAAAGACACGTTATGCGATGAAATTGAGGACGCAACAGAAGATGATACACCATATGAATTATGGGTAATCAATAAGCGTGTTCAAAATAGCGAAGGTAAATATAAAGCTGAATATAGACAAGGTTACTGGAATAGTATCACTCGTACTAATGAAGCAGACGGTATCGCTGAATTTGAAACAGAGTTTGGCGTTTATCTTAAAAAACAACGTGGTTATGCTACATTACCGCAAGCAATCGAAGCAAACAAAGCTGCTTATGGCTTCCACGATACTATTGCAGCTGATCCAGCAGACGACGGTTTGGCTGAAAGCATTCCACAACCAACAGAAGCTGAAACTGTATAAACATGAGGGGAATATCCCCTCTTTTTTATTTGCGCAAATAAAAAATAAGTGAGGTATTTAATTTATGCACATTAACTTTAAAGATAAAGAATTAGAATTATCATTCGGATTAGGTTTTTTAAACAAAATTGATAAAGAATTAGGCTTAGAAGTAGAACAAATGACAATCGGTCAAGGTTTAAACATGTTAGTACCTAACCTACAAAACGGAAATATTGTTGCATTATCTAAAGTGATTAAATCAGCAACCGCTCATCATAAAAAGAAACCACAAACTGATGAAGAATTAGAAACGGTTTTAGAAGATATCGCAGAAAACGAAGGTATTGATACTTTTAGTGAACAAATCATCGAAGAATTGGGAAAGAGACCTTTAACCCAAAACCTAGTGCCAGACGAATACAAACAAGAGAAGAAGAAAAGCAAGTAGATGACGATATATTAACGTTTGATAGAGTAGTTGTCGTTTGTATGAGCAAACTAAAGATATATGACTTGCACAGAATAGAGATGATGACGCTCAGAGAGTTTAACTATCGTATGTATGCACTTGAATATGAGCAACTTGATAAAGATATGGAAATGTATAAACTCGCTTTTGCTATACGTGACGCTCAAGCAGAGCAGAAAAAACGTGGTGGCAAAAAAGGAGAAACTGAGTATCGTTTTAGAAGTGCTAACGACATCATGGACTATGAAGAAAATATCAAACGTTTAAATAGAGGCGAGCCGTTAAAATTTGGCTCTGACTCTAAACGTGATACCAATGCACCTACCGACTTACTCAAATTAATTGCAAATCACAACAATTCTTTAAGAAAGGAGTGATAACGTGGCAGAAGCAAATTATAGTATTAAAGCGCAGATTGAGGCGAACACACGTAAATTTAAAAGTGCTATCCAATCAGCTAAGAAAGTGGCTCAAAACTTTAAGAAAACACAGGAATCAATCAAAGATACTAAATTAGATGGCGACTCATCAGGCGTAATGAAAGCAGTCAAAGCAGCAAGAGATGCCGTAAAAGGCTTTGATAATACTCATGCAGATGCAGAACTTGACGCAGATATTTCTGATGTTAGAGAAAAAGTCGCACAGGCTAAGTCGTTGGTTGAAAAATTCGATGCTTATCGTGGTGATGCAGAGTTAGATGCCGATGTATCTAAAGCTACTGCAAATATTAAGAAAATACAGAATTATTTAGATATGTATGATAATTCAAATGCAGAAGCAGACGCTGATGTAAACATTAGAAAAGCTATTACGCATATTTCTGAATTGCAACATAACCTAGATAGTATCGACGGTAGCAAGTATTCAGCAACATTAGATGCAGATGCAACTAGAGCAAGAGAACATATTAAAATGGCTAAGAAACAGCTAAATGACTTCGCTCATCAAAAAGCTAAAGCTAATCTTGAAGTTGATAGCGCAGGTGCTATTGCTCACATAAAAGCGTTTAAAGCTATGCTACGTTCTATCCCTAACCGACATCGTACTCGGCTTGATGTAGATGGAATTTCAGCAATGGCTTTCTTTAAACAACTACACAAAGGTTTAGAAGATTACAGTAATTCATTAGATAGCTTAGCAAATGATATTAGATCATTTGGAACAGTGTTTGGGAACATGATTAAAGGTTCGTTACTTTCTAACATTTCGTTACTCGTTCCAGCAATCGCAAGTGTAGTACCGGCACTAATGGCGGTATTGAATGCATTAGGCGTAGTTGCCGGTGGTGCGCTAGGTGTAGCTGGTGCATTTGGTGTAGCTGGCGCAGGTGCAGTAGCATTTGGTGCTATGGGCATCAGTGCTTTAAAAATGTTATCAGACGGTACATTAGAAGCAACTAGAGAAACTGAACGTTACGAGGCTTCATTAGAAAGTTTAAAAGGTGCATGGGCAGACCTTATTAAACAAAATCAAGCACAAATCTTTAATACATTAGCAAATGCGATTGATACTGCTAAAGTTGCGTTAGCTGGACTTACACCATTTATCAACGGTGTATCTAAAGGAATGGAACAAGCAAGTGCTAAAATGCTTGATTGGGCTAAAAACTCACAAGTAGCACAAAAATTCTTCGAGATGATGGGAACGACTGGTGTAAGGATATTTAACAATATGTTAGATGCTGCTGGCTCATTTGGTAGTGGCTTAGTTAGTGTGCTTACACAAATTGCACCATTAGCCGAGTGGGTATCACAAGGCTTCAAGAAAATGGGACAAGCATTTAATGAATGGTCGCAATCAGTCGAAGGACAAAACGCAATTAAATCATTCATTGAATATACTAAACAGAACTTACCATTAATTGGTCAGATATTCGGCTCAACATTTAAAGGTATATTCAACCTAATGAAAGCATTTGCACCTAACACTCATTTAGTATTACAAGGTTTAGCAGATATGGCTAAGCAATTCGAACAATGGAGTTCAACGATTGCAGAGAGCGATGGATTCAAACAATTCATTCAATACGTTCAAGAGAACGGTCCTAAACTCATTCAACTGATAGGTAATATCATTCGTATTCTTATTAATGTTGGTGTAGCTATGGCACCTTTAGCATCAGTAGTTTTAAATGTGGCGTTAGCTATTACTAAATTTATAAGCAAACTAACAGAAGCAAGTCCTATAATTGGTATGATTATAGGGATTGTGGCAACGTTAGCCGGAATATTAATGGCATTAGCGCCAGCGTTTATATTTGTAACTCAAGTAATTATCCCCCTTATTACTACATTCGGTGGTTTAAGTGGAATAATTAGTGTTGTCATGGGCGTTATAGAAGGTTTAGGTGGCGTACTTGCAGCATTATCTGGTCCAGTAGGCATAGTAATTGCAGCAGTTGTAGCAGTGATTGCTGTATTCGTAGCTTTGTGGAAATCATCTGAAGTAGTTAGAGATGCAGTTACAGGTGCATGGAAAGCTATATCCGGAGCAGTTGGAAATGCAGTTAAAGCAGTTATTAACTTCTTTAAGGATTTACTAGGTCAAATGGATTACGTTAAAGGTGCTGTCGACTCGTTAGGTTCAATGTGGGACGGTTTCGTTACTATTGTTGAAGGTGCTATCAAGTTGCTGTCGCCTTTATTTGAGTCAACGTTTAACGCGATAGTAAACACTGTAAAAATAGCTTGGGAAATTATTAAAGCGGTTATTACAGTAGCGATGCATGTGATAGTAGGTACAATCACTGTTTTACTTCAAATTTTGACTGGCGATTGGCAAGGTGCATGGCAAACACTCCAACAAGTGGGACAAGCGATTTGGGACGCTATTGTTCAAGCTGCAATTAATATTTTTAATATTTTAAAAGATGTATTAACTCAATCGTGGCAAGCAACAGTTGATATGTTCTCAGCTATATTCGGTCCATTGGCAGAAATCGCATCAAACATATGGAATACGATTGTACAAACTGTTTTAACAGTAGTTGTTCAATTAGGTGTATTCCTAATGAATTTATGGACTTCTATTGTTACAACTGCACAAACAATCTGGACGACTTTAGTCACAGTGGCTTCCACAATTTGGCAAATGATTGTTACTACAATCGTTACGGTAGTCCAAACATTAGGTGTGTTCTTATCAACTATATGGCAAACCATTGTTACAGTAGCTCAAACTTTCTGGACGTTGCTTGTTACAGTTGCTCAAACAATTTGGACTACATTAGTTACTGTAATTACAACAGTGGTTCAAAGTATAGTAAGTTTCGTTCAAGCTGGTTGGAGTTTACTTTTATCAGTAACAAGTACAATTATGTCTGCGATTTCTGCATTCATAAGTGCTATTTGGTCAGCTATTGTTAGTATTATCACTTCGATTGTATCAAGCATCATTTCGTTCGTATCAAGTGGTTGGTCGTCGCTAATGAGTGTCACTTCATCAATCATGAGTGCCATTTCTAGCTTGATTTCAAGCATTTGGTCATCAATCGTTAGTTTTATTACTAATGCAGTATCAAGAGCGGTTAGCTTTGTATCAAGTGGTTTTTCTAACATGCTTAGCGCAGTTGGTTCTGCAATGTCCGGAATTGTAAATTCTGTCATTTCAGGAATGTCTAATGTGGTTAGTTCAGTAACGTCGGGTGTATCAAATGCAGTAAGTGCTGCGCGTAGTTTTATCGGTCATATGAGACAAGTTGGTGTTGATTTAATCATGGGACTTATTAATGGTATTAAAGCAATGGCAGGACAAGTTGCATCTGCTGCAAAAAATGTAGTAATGGGTGCAGTTAACGCTGCTAAAAGTGCTTTACACATCGGTTCACCTTCTAAGTTATTTAAACAATATGGTGTATGGACTATGGAAGGTTTAGGCATCGGAATTAATAAAGAAGGTAAAAATGTTATCAGTGGAATGGGTAGCATGGCTAATAGTATTACAGACGCGTTTAATAGTAATTTAGCAATTCCGGATATAACTGCCAACATGAAGAAAGTAAACGCTAATATGAACGCTCAAGTACAACATACGCACAACATCAAAACAAACCCTTCACAACGTGTTGTCCGCATTGAAATGGACGTAAACAACGAAGCATTAGCAACGATTGTGAATGGTCAAACTGCAAATGACGATACGGTATTTTCATTCTAAGGAGGTCGTTCAATGGATATAGAAATTAAGAAAAAAGACGGACAACGTTATACTTTGGGCGACTTCGGTTTCAAAGTGACTAATGTTACCGTTGAAAGTATTGAAAAAGAAACAGATTATGAGAAAAAAGAAAATACAAGTGGTCGTATTCTTCTAAGTAGTCAGTATCGTAAACGAAATATTACAGTTGATTGCTATGTAGTTTCTACTAAGCTAAATGATAACTCACGTTTACGAGATGAGTTTTACTCGCTAACTAATAGTAACGAACCTATTTATATTAGAGAGTTAAGACGGACAGTTCCACTTAACTATCGTTTCATACAACCTACTGAACGCGATTATCAAGAGATAGACGAATACAACAATTTAGTGTTTAATCATGAGCCATTTAACAATAATCATTATGTGAATGGTAAACAATATCAAGTTATGTGTTCGGATGTAATCGTACCCGAAGAGAACGGGCGTAAAATTAACTTCTCAATTAAATTTGAAACAGTAGAACTTCCATTTGCCGAAAGTATTGGAACGTCATTGGCATTAGAGAAACGACCTGATAGAGAATTATGGTCGAATGATATGCTAATTCCTTTTGATGAAGAAGATGCACGTCGTAAGTATTCATTTACTAATGTATATAACAATTCAGTGTACTATCACGGGAATGTACCTAATGATCAATTCAATTTATTCAAAAAAGTAACAATTGTATTAGGAAAAAGTGTTAAAGCATCAGAGATATTCCAATTTACGCTAGGTAGCAGTGATGTTATGACAATTAAAGGGGCTAACTTAAAAAAAGGCGACAAGATTGTCTATGACGGTGTACAAACATTTAGAAATGGTATTCCTATTAACGACTTAGCATCAAATGCACAACCAAAGTTTTATCCCGGTTGGAATAATTTTGAATTCAATCAGCAAGTTAAATCAGTAACATTTGACTTGAAATTTTATTACTTGTGAGGTGTAGACATGCCGATATTAGTTACTCCAATACGTGGGCGTAGTATTCCATTGTACGTGTCTACTACCGAAACATCTAAACTTGGTTCTGATATAGTCTTACAATTTGAAATTGTTGAAGATGAGTTTAATTATCAAATTGTCAGAGGTTTACAAAAAAGATGGACGATTTCAAGAGTACAAGGCCCAAAGGATAAAAGAGAATATGTAGTATTTATTATCGACAGACAGACACATGGTAAGAAACAACGTGTGTCTGTTTCTTGTCGTTATAAACCATTAGATATCATTAAACACACTCGTGTTTACGATACGATAGACGGTAGTTTTACAGCCGATAACTTCCTTAGACGTATTTTCAGCGGTACTAAATTGAAGTATAGAATAAATGGTTCCCTTGGTTCATCTCGATTTGAAGATGCTGGCGAAGGTGAAAGTTTAGAAGATTTGATTAAGAAATTTTGTAGTCACTTCGATGTAGAATTCGACATTGAGTTCGATAGCAAGAAAAAGACTTACACATTCGTATTCACGCCTTTTTTGAGTAAAGATGCTACTTATCACATAGACGACGAAATCAATGCTAATAATATGAAGGTTGAAGAAGATAGTAGTGAGTTATACACATACGCTGTTGGTTACGGTGGTTATGATGATGATGATGGTATTAAAGGGGCTGGACTCATTATGAAATTTGAGCACCCTGATATGAAAGACTATGGTCGTTATGATGCGCCACCAATTAAGGATGGTCGTATCAAAGATGAAGAAGTGATGCACCAAAAACTTCAATCATTAATCGAAAGTTCAGTTAAAACATCAATTAGTTTAGATTTCATTGCTCTGAATAGACACTATCCAAACGCTGTTCCTAAAGTAGCTGATATCGTTAAGATTAACCACTCCATATTAGGTATTAATGAATTTGTTCGTATCGTTGATGTAAAAACAGTAAGGGATAAAGACAATGTTATTGTCAAACAAGACGTTACTCTAGGAGATTTCAAACGTGTGGATAGATATAAAAAACGTGTAAGTGAAGCAGCGGCAGCGGTTGGTGGATTAGGAGGACGAAGTAGTTTCGTCAACACATATAAAGTAACAACTGCCAAGACAAACGCAGCTATTAGAACCACACAACGCCAACAAGAAGAAGGCGAAGGTAGAGGTATGAGGATTACTAAAGAAGACGGTACAGCTGTTGATTTGAGTAATGCTGAATTCGTTGTAGATTCCAATGGCAACTTAAAACTAAAGTAGGAGGTCTGACATGAGAAAAACGATATATACCGATTTAGATACAATCTTTGGCGCTCGTTTTGTTAGAGAAAATGAGTTAAATTTTATTGCCACAAGAGATATGTTAACAAATATCGAAATGATATTAGACAGACATGGTCGAAGAGAGAAGAAAGCACACACATCTGAACAAATTAAACATACACTTCCTACGGGTCCTAGTATTACGGTTGGTAAAGAACTTCATTATCAAAATGAACGTATTAGAAATTTAGTATTAGGCAATTTAGGAAATGGACAACAAGAGGTCCGTGACAGTCGTGTTTCTATGGATGGTCAAAGTCACCCATTATTGTCTGAACGTCTAAAACACGATTTTTCACGCATTGAAGAAGAAACAGATAAGTTGTTGAACGTTACTGACGACCCTGCATATTTATTTAATCCACCCTATATGAAAAGTGCTGAACGTGGTGTAAACGAAACGCCGTTAAGTAACGATCCAACTGAAAATTTAAAAGCTTTTTATGATGTGTTTGTCGATAATAAATATTGTTTCAAAAAGTACATTGGTAAAGACCAATCAAACAAATACAACGTATATAGTTATACATTTGAGCCGGAACATTACAGTAAAACAGTATTAGTCACTTGTTGTATTCATGGTAATGAGTATAGTGCGTTTTACGCTATGAGCCGTTTTATGAACTTAGTTGTAAACGAGTGGGAAAAATACCCACAACTCGCTTATTTAAGAAAAAATGTGCGTATTGTCATGGTTCCTATCGTAAATCCATGGGGATTTGCTAATCAAGAACGTGAAAATGTAAATAATGTCGATTTAAACCGTAACTTTGATTACTACTGGGAAAATGGTAGTGGTAAAAGTCCGAGTGGTAAGAACTATAAAGGCTCTAAAGTATTTAGTGAACGAGAAAGCAGAAATATGAAAACACTCGTTGAAAGTTTAGACGAAATTACAGCACATATGGACTGCCACAACATTGTATCTCAAGTTAGTGACTATTGCTTATTCTACCCTAGATTTGCTAATCAACCTAATAACGAAATGACACAACTTTTAATGGAATTATCGAATTATGGTGATTATGTTACTTGGGGTTCAAGTACATTAGCGTCATTCTCGAATTGGGTTGGTATCACGAAAGGCATTACATCATTCTTACCTGAAGTATATGAAGGTCGTGCTGGTAAACCTAGAGGCGCGGAAGAAATGTGGCGTAGCGTATATTACTTAGGAAATATTCTTTTAAGATTATCAAGCCTATATAATGGTCAAAATGGAAGAACAGCAAACGAACCTATTGTTAAATCATTTGTATATAGTAGCCGTTATAACAATTCTGGTGTTAAACCATTCTCACTTATCGCCAAAGATGGATATCAACGTATGTTGATGACACAACAACGGTTTAAAGTCACTGCCAATGGTTTTGTTGAATTAAATGGATCAATCACAGTTCAATTATCTAAAGATACAGTATTCGGGGTTAATCCGGGAATTGCACAAAACTACAATCCATTTAGTGGTAATGGCAAAACAAGAAGACGTCAATTATTTAAAATTGAACATAAATTACCGGCTGGCATTCATACTATTCCGTTACATGCAGTGGCACCTGTTCAATTTTCTACAACAACACCCGACAATGTTAAACGGACAAATGAAGTTATGGCAGTTGTAGATGTAATGAGAAAAGAAGGATATGCAAAAGTATTGAATATGGTACTTAATGTTAAATTCACACCTAGTCATTCTCATAATGCTGTTCAAATGTTTACTTCAACAGGATATGGCAACCAAAAAGAACAAACATTCAAACAAATCTATCCAAATAAACCAGCACCGTTTGATGTTCGTAATAAGATTATTACTAAAAAATAAGGAGGTTTTTAAATGGATGGCATGAAAAAAGAAGCGAAAATCACAGTTGTTGATGAGCCACGCTTGAAACCTATTACTGACGAGAATATCGGTTTTTATAACATGGATATCAATACAGCAGTTTTAACGTTTCAAGTAAGAAAACAAGATTATCCATTAGAAATCAGTAAAGTAAATACTGATATTTATGCTTACTTTGTATCTGATAATGGATCGTCAACTGGACGTGTTCAAGTTGATTACGTTAATCCAATGCAAGGTATCATTCAACTCACTTTAGATAACCACTTCTTAAAAGCTGCAACAGACACTTATGTCACAGGTCAAATCTACATCAAAGCTGTTGGTCGTAAAGATACAGTTGTATTAAATGAATTCCGTTTCTATGTCAAAGATGCGTTAATTAATCAAATTGATGCAGATATCAAAATTAGTTATATTCGTGAAATTGACGATTTAATTGATAACTTCAAAGAAAAAATCGAAAGTGTTTCACAAAATTTTAGCGATATCGAAACAGCACAAGCTGATTTCACTGCGTTTGTAAATGCACAAAAAAATGCTTTCATTAAACAAGTTAATGATATGAAGAATGATATGAATGCATTTGCAAACAATACGCAAAAAGACCTTATAGATCGACTCAACTCAATTGACGACAAAATGCTGCAAACGCTTAGCGAATTGGAAAACGGTACAGAAAATTTTGTTACTGAAGATGAATTAAATACGTTACTTGCAAACTATCCAACTAACGAAGAACTAACTGAACAATTAGACGGTAAAGCTAATGTCGGAGACGTTACTCCGTCCGAACCTACTGAGATACCAGGTTTAGATGCAATCATTAAAGAAAAAGTCGACGAAGCAGTAGCTAACGCTTCATTACAACGTTTCGCATTCACTGATAATGACGGTTATATTCCAAGAATCGATAGTCCTGACTTACACACTATGAGTGGCATCGAATCTTCAGGATTCTATTACGCGTATAATCCAGTTAACTCACCTGAGCCTGATAATCAAAGTGGTTACTTATTCGTTATGTCAAGAAGTTCTAGCTATAAGAAAGTATTGTTCTTACCGTTCAACAGACACAGAATTTACTCACGTAATATGATGGGAAGTACAACGGGTTGGGGAAGTTGGTACGATGCAACAAATAATATAAACGTAGGTGAAATGATTGCAGATGTTACTGAAACTTAATAGAAAGAAGGTGTAATACTTTGAAAAAGAACACGATACTTTATTCACTAGTTGTTGTTTTGCTTAGTGGAATAGGTTTATTAGAGTTTGAACGTGGTTTCTTTTGGACGAAAGAACAAAATGATATTCTTGATGATAGTGATTTCTACTTAGCGCTTCATCACATCATGCCAATTTGGGTATGGGGCGTTTTAGGAATGATTTGTAGTATTTTTATCATTATCGCACCGTTTTTTTTACCAAAACAAAAATTAAACCATATCTTTGACTATCTCATATTAATAGGAGGTTGCGGAAATGCAATCTTCTATTTTTTTATGACATCAGCAAGTGTCTACAATGCGATTAACTGGTTATCACCTTTGCAGTTCGCCACGATAACCATGATAAACGTGGGACTTGCATTCTTCGGAGGTGCTGAGATTGTCAGAAGAAAATGATTACGTTAAACGCCACGAATTTGAAAGAAGTAACGGTAAAATTTATGAACGGATCAATCAGACTGATAAGCAAATTATCGCTTTAAACGGTAAGATTGATACTCAAAACGCAATACAAGAAAAAAACTATCAATCACAGGAACGTTCTGAAAAACACTTAGAAAAAATAAGTGGAGAAATAACTAGTTTTAAAGACGGTTTCAACGAAGTTAAAAATCAAGTAGATAAACATTCAGATGAATTAGACAAGATTAATGCAACGGTAAGTGATAAACAAAAATGGAATGTTGGGATAGCAACAGCAATTATTAGTGGAATATTTGCTTTACTCGGAACAGCCATGCAACTTGCACCGTTGATATTCAAATAAGTCGATACATTCGTGTATCGGCTTTTTATTATACAAAAAGGAAGGTGGATAAATGGCAATTTTACCTTCATCAGGCAAACCAACAGCCAAACAGGTAGTAGCATGGGCTAAATGGTTAGCTGATAACAAATTAGGTGTCAATATAGATGGTATGTATGGGTATCAGTGTTAAATCTAGCACCTTTAACGAGTAATCGTTATAGCAAACTCCTCTAATTCATGGGAAACCCTAATGCATAAGACGAGGGCAATCATGAGCGAAGCCTAGAAATAGGAACGTGCAACGACTAGTCGAAAGACGTACACTCAAGCGAGTGGAAACGGGGAGCAACCTAATAGGTTGATGATATAGTCTGAACGTTCATAGAAATATGAAGAAGGTAACAAGTAGCGCCTGTTATCGCAACAAAATTGTGGGATTTACCTAACTATATCTTTGACAGATATTGGGGATTTAGAACGTGGGGTAATGCGAATGCGATGGCACGTCGTAGTCAGTACCCCAGCCGTGATTGGAAGATATATGCAAATGCTTCTAATTTCGTTCCTAAGCCGGGTGATATAGCAGTTTGGACTTATGGTTCGGCAGGTCATACTGCAATAGTTATTGGTCCTAGCGATAAAAGTAACTTTAAATGTATTGACCAAAATTGGTACAATGCCAACAGTTATTACGGTAGCAAAGCTGCGTATGTTAATCATAATTATAACGGTATGGGTGGTAGTCTCTACTTCGTTCGACCACCTTATAAAGAAGAACCAAAAACTTCAACACCATCTAATGACAAAGGCGATTCTTCAGACAGACCGAAACCGAAAACTAAAAAAGAACCACTTAAAAAACGAAAGATTATTACAGTAACCGCAGAAGATGATGAGAATGTTGATTTTCCTACATTCATCCCCCACAGAATTGCTCATGGAGAATTAAGAACTCGTAAGCCTAAAGGTATATCAGTCAAGAATGCCGGAACAATGTGTTCTGTACAACAGATGTATTATGACAGAAACAAATACATTTCTAACGATGAATATCCACACTTCTACATTGACCGTCATCACATCTGGCAACCACGATATACAGATATCAAAGTGCCTAGTGAACCTGACCATATTGTGATTGAAGTGTGTGGAGATTACAGCGATACCAAAACAGATTTCTTACTTAACGAACTACACGCAATCATATTTGGCGTTGGGCAACTACAAAGGTATAAAATTCCAATTAAACAATCATCAGTGAAGGTTACTGACGACTTATGGCGTACCGTTATGGAACATGGTAACTTTGACCCTCTAATCGACGGTAAGCCTTCTTCTAAGGTTCTTGACAGGGTTGAAAAAGCACTACTTGGGTTATACAAAGATAAAAACAAGATACTCAAAGAAGTGAGAAATGGTAAAACAACTAAAGTTAAAATTAAAGTTAAGAAGAAAGAAAACTCATCTTCATCTTCATCATCGTCGTCAAGAAAAAAAGTATCTAGTAAGCCTAAAGTTATGGTTGTTTACAGTAATTACTCATTTAAACGAGCGGTTGATATTCAAATGACAAAATGGCCACAAATCAACTACGGTACAGGTTGGTACAATGCTAGTCGAACGGCTACATTAAAAGCGATGAACAGTTTAGAGATTTGGAACAGTTCAACTCAGAAATATCAAATGCTTAACTTAGGTAAATATCAAGGCATATCAGTAAGCAAGTTAAATAAAATACTCAAAGGTAAAGGTACTCTGTCCGGACAAGGTAAAGCTTTCGCTTCAGCTTGTAAGAAATATAACGTGAATGAAATCTACTTAATTGCACATGCATTCTTAGAAAGTGGATATGGTCGTTCCGCTTTCGCTAGCGGACGTTACGGCGTTTATAACTACTTCGGTATTGCTGCTTATGACAGCAACCCTAACTACGCTATGACATTTGCTAGAAATCAAGGTTGGACTACTCCTTCTAAAGCTATCATCGGTGGAGCTAAGTTTGTTAGAAGAGGATATATCGATCAAGGACAACAAACATTATATAGAATGCGTTGGAACCCACAAAGTCCCGGCAATCATCAATATGCTACTGATGTACGTTGGGCGCAACATCAAGCAAATACAATTAAAAGTTTATATGATGAAATTGGTCTAAAAGGTGAACACTTTATACGTGACCGATACAAACAAACATAGGACTACATGCTGACAGCGTGTGGTCCTAAATTTATTTAAAAGAGGTGTTTAAATGGAGACGTTTAAACAAGGTGAAGTAACAGCTCGTATAGATGAGCGTGGTATTGATTTAGGTAACATCAATGTCAATCTCTACACAATGGATAACTCTACTGCAGCGTTAGATATTCACATAAAAAAACGTAATATCTTTAGTGAAAATAAAGAATTTATCCCAGTTAATTTAAATCAAACATCATTCAAACCTGTATTACATCTAATTACTGAAGATAACTCTATTTTTACTAATGAAGAATTAGAAGTAGTAAAAGCAGAAGAAGGATATGTACGTTACAACGTATCCGATTACGTAACAAGACATGTAGGACGTGTGCAAGCAAAACTATTCTTAATTGATGAAGATAGTTCTACTGATGATAGTTCGCATGTTGCGGATTTTTATTTCAAAGTGAATGACAGTGGTTTAACAAAAGCAATCGGTAAAGAAGTTCGCGTTGATATGCTAGATGATATTGTTGAACGAATTTTATTAAAGGATATTGAACGTTTCAGAGGTCCTAAAGGTGACAAAGGAGATATTGGGCCACAAGGTCCGAAAGGTGACAAAGGGCTAGATGGAATTAATGGTGAAATGGGTCCAGCAGGTCCAACAGGTCCTATGGGACCTAAAGGGGATACTGGAGAAAAAGGTTTACAAGGTGAACAAGGGCCACCCGGTCCAACACCAACATTACCCGACTTTTCTAATTGGCAAAAACATAAATTAACACAAGATGATGGTAGTATCATGAGTGATTTTAGTTCAAATATTGATTTTGATGACGTAGAAAAATTAAAATCACTACCTAATGGAGTTAGGTATGTAACTAAAACGTCTAATTTACCTAGTGATATAACATCTAATTTTGGGTGGGTTATAAAGTTATCGAGATCAGATCTTCAAATGTTTTCTATATATTTCCAACCATATAACTCTAATCAAATTGTTCAAAAAACATTTTATAATACTTTATCTGAATGGCGTTATATAAATGCTATCCCAACAGATACTGGGTGGATTAGTTTAAAACTTATAAACGGAGTAACGACAAATACAGCTTCTGATTTATATATACCAGCGTCTTATAGAGTGAAAAGTAATAAATATACTAAAAACGTTCAAATTATTGGAACACTAAATAAGTTATCTGATGATGTGGTCATTGCTCAATTACCGAAGGAAGTTTGTCCAAGCACAACAATAGAATTCAAGTTGCAAGAACGATTAGGTAATGGAGCTGCACTAGCAAGTATCAATCCTAACGGTATATTAAAAGCAATTCAAACAGTTGACAGCAATACTTCGTATATTATAAATACTTCTTGGATAATTTAGGAGGAATCACTTCATGTCAGACTTATATAGTTCAATGATTGAATTACAAGGTAAAGAAAACAACTGGTCAATTGAGATGAATACAAATAAAAGTAATGTTCTTAGTTTTGCACCACATGGCGGGGGAATTGAAGCTGGTTCATCTGAACTAGCGTTACTCATTTCTCAAAAGTTAGATTGTAACTACTTCACATTTAAAGGTAAATTACCAAGTGACAATGTAAAATTGCATGTTACATCTACTCGTTATGATAACCCAGAATTACTTAACTTAATGAGAAATATTGATTACTCAATTTCTGTACATGGTTACGCTGATAACGAATATGCTCGCACATTGATTGGTGGTAGTAACGAAGAACTAAAAGAAATTATTAAATGTCATTTAAGAAGTCGTGGCTTTGACGTACAAGACGCACCAACCAACTTAGGTGGCGCTAAACCTAACAATATCACGAATAAGACTAAAACAGGTTTAGGTGTTCAATTAGAGTTATCAACCAAACAACGCAAATCATTCTTTAGTAATAATGATTTTAGTAAAAAAGTAAGAGAAGATAGATATCGTTGGCGTGCTGTGATGTATGAATACGCACAAGCGATTGAATATGCAGTAAAAGAATATTTAAACTAAGTAATAAAGAATAGGTGAATATATGATTATTAAAGACAAAAGTATAGAAGCATATATAAGAGCTAATAATATTGACATTGGAGATATTGGAAGTCGTTTTTATACAGAAGATATTAATACTGCAATCATTAAAATTAAAATTTTCTATAATGGTCAATCTGTCAATCTGAGTGAAACAGACATGAAACCTGAATTAGATTTATTTGCAGAAGATGGTTCAATTTTCCTCAATGAAAAAGTAGAAGTTGTTTCACCGAATATCGGGTTAATTGAATACAAACTACCTGAAAGAATAATCAAACATGCAGGAAAAATGAACTGTAAATTATTTTTAAAAAACGAAACACAATCAATACATGTCGCTAACTTCTATTTTAAAATTTTCGATAGTGGCATAGAAAAGGCAGTAGCCAAAGAAATTAACTTAAATTTAGTTGAAAGTACAGTTAAACAAATCATGTCTGAAGATTTAGTTAATTTATTAAACGATGGTTTTAAAGACAAATTAACTGGTGATTTAGAAAATTATTTATCTACACATAGTGAAGAGTTTAAAGGTCCAAAGGGCGATGAAGGACCTCAGGGTGAACAAGGACCACAAGGGTTACAAGGAGAACAAGGTCTACCCGGAAAAGATGGATCTACTATTTCTTATACAGATACAGGTTGGCAGTTACTTTCATTAATTAATGGAACAACACAAGCTGGAAGATTGAATCTACCAGAATATAGACTTGTTACTATAAATGACACTAATTTGTTATTTATTAGGGGGGCAGTAACGAACATTACTTCAAGAACAATGGTGTTTGCAAAGTTACCAACGAACATTTCACAAAAAATAAGAAGTTATGCAGAGTATTCAAAAGTAAAAATAAATTCGTACATGAATACATCATCCATATATAATATAACTGTAATTACTTCTGGAGAACTAAAAATAACCTTTGAACCTAATAGTACAGTAGATGCTAGTTCGCCTTATTATATTGAAGGAACAATAACATTATAGGAGAGTGGAGGATATGGAAATAAAACAAATTTATTTTTATGATGGAACTCCGTTTTTAGTCATGGAGAATAAAGATGGAGAATTAGAATATCCAGAGGGACAATGGACTGACATTGCTCCACCAGAAGGGATATGTTCTCCGTTTCATTTTGATGGCAAAAAATGGATAGGAACATCATATGAAGAGTGGTTAGAACAACAGCCTAAAAATGAAGCAGAAGAAACACCTGATGAGAAAGATGTTCTAATAGCAGATTTAACATTACAATTAATGGAAACACAAAATACAGTAGTAAACCTACAAAATGATATGGCGAATTTAACATTACAAGTTTTGGAGAGTGATATTAATGCGTAACATAGGTATTAGATATTATAAAATGGGCTTATATAATGAAGAACAGTTTGCTTTATTTGTAAAACGTGGTTTCGTTACAGAAGAAGAATTTAAGGAATTAACTGGACAAGAGTACCAAGACATAATTAAAGAATAACCATTTAAGTCGGCACTTTTAGTGTCGGCTTTTTATTTTGAATAAGGAGTGTATACATGAAAACAGATGTAGGTTCAATCGTTAGAACAATAGTATTTATTTTAGCTTGGGTTAACCAATTTTTAGCTACGAAACATATATCCCCTATTCCAGTAGACGAAGTGACTATCAGTTCTATTATTACTGGTGCAGTTTCCTTGTGGACTTGGTGGAAGAATAATAATTTTTCTCACGCAGCACAAAAAGGGCAACAAAAAATACATGAAGTTAAAGCAGGTACAGACACAACAGGTGCTGCGCCTCAAATGAATGGAGATGATTTTTAATGGCATCTGTTAGAACATATAAACAAGCTATAAGTTATCTAAAAAGTTTAGAGGGGAAAGCAGTAAATCCTGATCGAGCTTATGGATATCAATGTTTCGATGTAGCAAATCAATATTGGTTATACCTATTCGGTCATACTTTAAAAGGTGTAGGCGCTGCGGATATCCCGACATGGAACAATTTCACTGGTGAAGCTACTGTTTATGAAAATACATTATCATTCTTAGCTAAACCCGGAGATGTTGTAATTTTCAATAGAAATTATGGTGAAGGATACGGTCACGTTGGTATAGTCATTTCTGCTACTTATAACTCTATAACGATACTCGAGCAAAACTGGTTGGGTGGTGCTTACTGGACACCACCAGAAGTAACTACAAGACGCACACATGGTTACGACTTCCCTATGTGGTTTATTAGACCATTCTATGCTAAAGCAACGACCAAAAACAAAGTTAAAAGCAAAGCTAAGCCAGTTAAGAAAGCGAAAGCTAAGAAAGGCAAGAAAATATTACTCGTTGCAGGACATGGTAAAGGTGCTTATTCAAATGATCCTGGTGCGGTAGCAAATGGATATAATGAACGTGATTTCAATCGTAAAAACATCATACCAAGAGTTAAAAAGTATCTTGAGAGTGTAGGTAATACGGTTGTTTTATACGGTGGCAAAACAATGAACCAAGACTTGTATCAAGATACATTATACGGACAACGTGTAGGCAACTATTCAGACTATGGTTTGTATTGGGTTAAAAAGAACGTGAAACCTGATGTGATTGTAGAATTTCACTTAGACGCTGCTAGTCCACAAGCAAGTGGCGGACATGTCATTATAAGCGACAGATATCCCGCAGACGACATAGACAAAGCGTTATCTAGTGCATTAGGTAAAACGGTAGGTAAAATTAGGGGAGTAACGCCTAGAAACGATCTATTAAATGCTAAAGTTACAGGTCAACTAAATTTAAACTACCGCTTGATTGAGTTAGGTTTCATCACTAGTAAAAAAGATATGGATTATATAACTAAGAACATCAACAGTTTTACTAAGCGAATTGCAGAGGCTATCAATGGTAGACAAATCAATGCGCCTAAGAGTAAGCCTTCCAGAAAAAAGACAACATGGAACTGGGGAGGCACTTTCTATCCTAATGCACCTAAAAGTGGTATTAGAGTTAGAAGGTCGCCGGGTATCAATGGTACTATTGTTGAAAGTGGCTCATGGTTATACAGAAAGACAGATTGGGTTCAATTCGACCAAGTTATTAAAAAAGATGGATATTGGTGGCTTCGTTTTAAATATCAAGCACCCGGTTCAAGCAAAAAAGATTTCTATTGCGCTGTTTGTAAAATTACAGATAAACAACAAAAAATCAAAAATGAGAAATACTGGGGCAAGATAGATTGGAAATGATATAATTAAATTACCACGACATTACACAAGGGTAGTCACTATGGCTACCCTCTTTTTTTATGTTATAATCAAATAGAAATTGCGGTACACATCTGCGGAGTGTACTTGAGGTAACTGTTACTGACGGTTGCCTTATTTTTATGTTATAATAAATCTACAATACATCTTTATTACCCAAGTTTGTGATGATTAACAGTTTTATATTTTAAGAGGCTAACGCTATATTCTTACCACGTTCTTATGAGCGTGGTTTTTTATGTGAGGGACTCGGGTCCCTAAAAAGTCCCTAAAAATTTGTATTATATGGTGTATTATTAATAGGCAAAATAAAAAGAACCCCGTCGTTATGGGGTTCTTAATTTCGAAAAGTGTTTAATTTTCGGTTAATAGCGTCCTGGGAGGGATTCGAACCCCCGACCGATGGCTTAGAAGGCCATTGCTCTATCCAGCTGAGCTACCAGGACATGAATTTTTAACACAAGAATTATTATAGCTAAAGAAACCTTATTTAGCAATAGCTTTAATATAAAAAAAGTTTATATTTTTCACTAATTATGTGTATTTGTAACTCATATCGACGATGTGCAAGTGCAATAACACATAAAGTCGAGCAATTGAATTAATATCTTCAAGCCATATGGACGCAGAAGTAATCAAATGTATAGAACCAATAGGATGCATTATAAGCAACTATGAACAAACTATAAACATTTATGAATAAAGTAATAAATAGATCACAAGTGTTGAAATTATTCTCATCTATTATTCATATACTCAATCCAATTACTAAATAAAAGTACCATGATAAATAGTGAAATACAGAAATTAATAAAGTTGCAATGACCAACATTACGATTAATTAAATAGTTGAAAAGGACTAGAGTATATTCACTTGTCTGTTTAAATAAATGGTTGTATTGAGAATCCTAGACTTGCAATGGTCTCTTAGTAGGTTAAAGCGTTTATAAAACAAGGTGAATTTTAAAGAAATATAAAGCTAATGTAAAGGTATTGTAAACGTTTGCAGAATTGTCAGATTTTGCACAACATATTTGAATGCCTAAGTGTGTTTTATATAATCAAAGGTCTACAGTTTTGATGTCTAATTTATAAGTTAAGAAAGATAGAACGCAAATAGCATAAATCACTATATAGTATAAGTAACAAAACGATAGGTAAACAAAAACTTACCAATTAATCGTTTTTGGTTTTAAGAAATAGCTTAATGTATCTATTGAATTTCATACATTAAGATTTAAATACTTTAAATAAAAAGAAATGGAGCGATTTAAATGTCAAAATTAGTACAAGCAATTTCAGATGCAGTTCAAGCAGGCCAAAACCAAGATTGGGCTAAATTAGGTACAAGCATTGTAGGTATCGTAGAAAACGGTGTTGGCATTTTAGGTAAATTATTCGGATTCTAAGTTTCCACATATAACATTTATTGAAAATATAAATAAACATTATAAAGGAGATAGTAATCATGGAAAAAATCGCAAACGCAGTAAAAAGTGCAATTGAAGCAGGTCAAAACCAAGACTGGACTAAATTAGGTACAAGTATCTTAGATATCGTTTCAAACGGTGTTACAGAATTAAGTAAAATCTTTGGTTTCTAAATTTAAAAATCAAACAATTTAAATATATAAAATTAAAAGAATGGAGCGATTTAAATGTCAAAATTAGTACAAGCAATTTCAGATGCAGTTCAAGCAGGCCAAAACCAAGATTGGGCTAAATTAGGTACAAGCATTGTAGGTATCGTAGAAAACGGTGTTGGCATTCTAGGTAAATTATTCGGATTCTAAGTTCGACTAACAACATTTTATTAATATAAATAAACAATACAAAGGAGATAAATATCATGGAAAAAATCGCAAACGCAGTTAAAAGTGCAATTGAAGCAGGTCAAAACCAAGACTGGACTAAATTAGGTACAAGTATCTTAGATATCGTTTCAAACGGTGTAACTGAATTAAGTAAAATCTTTGGTTTCTAATTTAACGTTTATTTTAAAACTTAGTTTAAATCATAAAAATTATAGAGAAATGGAGAGATAAATATGCAAAAATTAGCAGAAGCAATTGCAGCAGCAGTACAAGCAGGACAAGATAAAGACTGGGGTAAAATGGGTACAAGCATCGTAGGTATCGTAGAAAACGGAATCAGTGTTTTAGGTAAAATTTTCGGCTTCTAA